TCGTTTGACTTTGACGTCGCCAACAGCACCGTCTACCGCCAGCTGGTGGGTAGCTCCACTGGTGAGGTGCTGATCACGGATCGCAAGCCTGCTGGTTCCTGCCTGATCGAAGCGCCGACCATCGCAGCCAAGGACTTCTTTACCGTGGCCCTGGGCAGCAGCACCGGCAGCGTCAGCTTCCTGCACGGCACCACCGCCGGCAACCGGGTGACCTTCACCTCTGCTCAATCCGACATCACCTCTCCGACCTACTCGGAGAATGACGGTGTGCAGATGATGAACCTCCCGTTCGTCGCTACCCCCACCACGGCGGGCAACGATGAGTTCTCTCTTGCCTTCACCTGATAGCCCTAACTAGCCCTATGGCATTTGTTCTCAAGCAGTCCGACACCTACAGCTGGCCGGTTTCCTTTGACATCCCCGTTGATGGGGGCCGGCATGAAAAGCAAACCTTTGACGCTGAGCTGAAGCGCTTGCCGCAAAGCCGCATCATTGAAATCCAAGAGTCAGTGCAAAAACGCCTGAGCGCTATTCAGCGTGATGACGACACTGACGGCATGATCACTGATCAGGAAATCGCTGATGAGATCTTGGTTGGTTGGTCTGGGGTGCTGGACGACAAAGCCGAGGAGGTGCCGTTCTCTGAAAAGGCCAAGGCCCAACTGATGAACGTGCCTACCGTCACGGCTGCCATCGTGTCGGCGTACTTCGCAAGCCTTTCAGGGGCAAAACGAAAAAACTGATAGAGGCCGCTGAGTATTGGGCTGGCGGCGACAAAGGCGATGAGGATCTAGAGAAGGCCGCTCAAGCCTTCAACATCATCACGGACGACGCTTCTGTTTCGTCTGATTTTGAGGTGTTTGAGGAGAACTGGGCGGTCGTTGAAATGTTCCTGCGATTGCAAACCCAATGGCGCACGTCGATGAGTGGTGTGCTGGGTTTGGATTATGTAGCAGTGGAATGGATGCTTAGACTTTATGGAGTAGAGGATCAGCGCTCCATGCTGGAGGACCTGCAGGTAATGGAGGGCGCTGCACTGACCCTGATCAACAAAAAGGAGGGCTGAGTCATGGCGATGAACGTCGATTCAGTCCTGAGGCTTAGCGCCAAGGTTGATGGCCTGAACGGCATCGTCGCGTTCAATCGTGGCCTGCAATCTGTAGAGACCACGGCCAAAGGCGTTACTGGTGCCATGCGCGGCATGACTGGCGCCGCTGCTGGATTGTCGGGTGCTTTGGGGTCCTTGGCTCCGTTGCTGAGCGTGGCTGGCTTGGTGGGGATGGTGCAGAACACCATCAAGGCGGGCGATTCGATGTTTGAGCTGAGCCAAAAGACTGGTGTGGCAGTTGAATCGCTTGCTCGGTTTAACAAGGCTGCAGCTACAAGCGGCACAGATATTGATACGGTGGCACGCTCGTTGGTCAAGCTCAGCCGAGGCATGGTTGAAGCTGCGACGACTGGCAAGGGAAAAGCTGCTGATGCTTTAAATGCTCTTGGATTAAGTGCAACAACTGCTGGTGGCCGTCTTAAAACAGCAGATCAACTGACGCTTGAGATTGCAAATAAGTTCCAGCGAATGGGTAATGATGCCAGGAAAACATCGCTGGCCATGGATTTATTTGGCCGTGCCGGTTCAGAAATGATTCCCATGTTGAACATGGGTGGCAATGCGATTGAAAACCTCAGCGTCAAAATGACTGAGGCGTTTGCACGGAAGGCGGATGAATACAGTGACAAGCTGGCAATCCTTAGCGGCAAGGTTGGGGCTCTTGGTGCTGACCTGACGATTGCATTACTTCCCGCCCTGCAATCCGTTACCGATGCTGTTACTGGCTTTGTAACTGCGTTCAATGCTCTCCCGGATGTTGTTAAAAATATGGCGGTTGGCGGTGCTGCTCTTGCTGTTGCATGGGCGCCACTGACAGGCATTTTCAGTGCTGTAGCCGGCGGCATTGCGGTACTTAGTACAGCCTTCACGTCGGTAGTTGGCTACATCACAGCTGTTGGTGTCAGCCTTGAGGGCCTATCTGTGTTGGCTATTGATGCAGGTTTTGCATTGGCATCTGTTCCTGTAGCTGGATGGATTGCAGCAGCCGTTGCGGGCCTTGCCGCTCTAAGTGTTGCTCTGTATCAAAACAGCGAGGGTTTTAAAAACTGGGCTGATACCAGCCTGAATTTCATCAAGGTGCTTGCTAGCGATGGCATGAATACCATGCGCTCTTTTGCCCAGACTCTGGCATCAATGTGGGGTCGATTGGTTGGTGTTGCTCGCGGTGTCGGTAGCGGTATTGCCTCTGCTTTTAGTGGCCCTTTTGGTGTCATAGCAAGCGTTGCCAAGAGCGTGTTTGATTTTGTTGCCCAGAAAATCATGGGCCTATGGAACTTGTTGCCTGCTGGTGTCCGCAAAGCGGTTGGTGGTGTTGGCACCTACTTCCAAGGTGCATGGAACCGTGCCTCGGGTATGGCAGCGGCAACCGGTAGCGGCAGCGGAAACGGTGGTGGGGGCGGTGGAGGCAATTTAAATACGGACCTCAACGGCTCTGGCGGTTCCGGTGGTACTAAAGCTGCTAAGGGGCGTGAAAGTCAGCTAGACACAATCAATGCAGCCAATGGCTTGTTCCGCTCACAAGAAGCTATTAAGGCCCGCATTGCCGTTGCTGAGCGCAGCCAAAATACAAGCGAAAAGTTCAGGCTTGAAATGGTTGACCGTGGCGTCAGGCTCCTTGCCGAAGCTGCTGATATTCAACGTGAAAAGATCTCGCAGGCTGATAAGGATGCAAAACTGCAAGGCATCGCGGATCGCTTGCAAGCCAGCCAGGCGCAATACGCACGCGAGATTGCGGGACTGCAAAAGCAGAACATTGATGGCCTGCCTTTTTACGTCAATGAGCTTGAGCTGATCACTTCTGAATATGGCAAAAATGTAGAAGCGGCTAAGCAGTTTACGGCCGAGCAAGAAAAGCAGAAGCAACTTGCCGACAGCATCGGAAACAGCATTGGCCAAGGCATGGTATCTGCGTTTGATGCGTTGGTCACCGGTGCTGAGAACTTTGGGGCCAGCCTGCAAAAGATTGCTTCTGGCGTGTTGGTCGATATTGCAAAGCAGCTGATGCAGATCTATGTCATCAACACTGCCATCAACGCCATCTCCAGTTTCTTTGGACCCAAATCCGCTGGGGCCTCCATGTTCACCCCAAATTTTGCGGCACTTGAGTTTGCAGCCAAAGGAATGGTCGCGGCAAATGGGATTAAACCTTTTGCGAAGGGTGGCATTGTTGATCGCCCAACCCTGTTCCGCTTTGCTTCTGGTGGCGCTGGCAACCTCGGCTTGATGGGGGAGGCCGGTCCAGAAGCAATCATGCCTCTCAAGCGTGGACGTGATGGAAAACTAGGTGTAGCTGGTGGTGGTGGAGACGTTTCGGTGACGGTCAACGTTGATGCAGGCGGCACCTCGGTCTCTGGTGATGGAGACAAGGCGGGTGAATTTGGCAAAGCGATTAGCCTTGCAGTACGGCAAGAAATCATCAAACAGCAACGGCCTGGAGGGCTTCTTAGCTGATGACTACCTTTACCTATACGCCTAGCTTCAGCGCTGATCTCAGCGAAAAGCCAGTGGTCCGTGTCGTCAAGTTTGGCGATGGCTACGAACAGCGCTTGGCTTACAACTTGAACAATCAGCCCAAAGAATGGTCGCTGCAGTTCGCTAATCGAACCAATACAGAGCGGGACAATATTCTCAGTTTCCTCCGGGCCCGTGGTGCCGTTGAATCGTTTGACTGGACTGATCCCAACGGATATGCCGGGAAGTGGGTTTGCGATAGCTGGAATACCAGCCAAGAAAGCTACAACTTCAACAACATCTCAGCAACCTTCCGCCAAGTCTTTGAACCCTGATGGCCTATACCGCTTGGGCTGCCTCTACTGCCTATAGCGTCGGCACCATCCGCCGCGCCAGCACGCTGCAGGCCAGTGGCCTTGTTTTCCGGTGCTCAACAGCTGGCACCAGCGGCAGCACTGAACCTGCATGGGCCACAGACATTGGCAGCACGATCGCGGACGGTACGGTCGTTTGGACGGCAGTTGCAAGTGCCTATGAAGACCTTGCTCAGATCGCACCCAGCGCAATCATTGAACTGTTTGAGCTGACGCTTGACGCAACCCTGCATGGCAGCACAGACACCTACCGCTGGCATAGCGGTTGCAATGCGGACATTAACGGCAACGTGATTTGGAACAGTAATAGCTACGTTCGTTTGCCAATCAAGGCCGATGGCTTTGAGTACAGCAACACTGGCACCCTGCCGCGGCCAACGCTAACCATCTCAAACCTTGATGGTGCGATGACAGCTTTGCTATTGCTGGTAAATGCCACAACGGCAGGTAATGACTTAGGTGGTGCCACCGTCAGGCGGGTCCGCACACTCAAAAAGTACCTTGATGGGGAACCCGGAGCCGACCCACACGTAAAATTTCCCGACGAGATTTGGTATATAGATCGCAAGGCAAGTGAAAGTCGTGATGCGGTGAGTTTTGAGCTGGCCAGCAAATTTGATGTTGCGGGGCAAATGGTCCCTAAGCGTCAGATCATCGCCAATATCTGCCAATGGCAATACCGCAGCAGCGAATGCGGCTACACGGGCAGTAGCTATTGGGATGCCAACGACAACCCAGTCGGCACGCTTGCCCAAGACAAGTGCGGTAAACGCCTTGGTTCCTGCAAACTCCGGTTTGGCGCCACCTCCGAATTGCCATTCGGTTCTTTTCCGGGAGCCGGATTAGTCCAATGAAGCTGTCAGAGGCAATCAAGGCTAAGACGTTGGAGCACGCAAGGCATGTGTTTCCGCGTGAGGCGTGCGGCTTGGTGGCCGTGGTTAAGGGGCGTAAGCGCTATTTCCCCTGTCATAACTTGGCTGAAACGCCTGATGAGCACTTTGTCTTAGACCCTGCTGACTACGCCAAGGCAGAGGATCAAGGCGAGATTGTCGCTGTCGTCCATAGCCATCCCAAGACCAATCCAGCGCCATCGCAGGCTGACCGTGTGGCATGTGAAAAGACCGGCTTGCCGTGGCACATCGTCAATCCCCAGACCGAGCAATGGGGATACTGCGAGCCCGAGGGGTTTGAGCTGCCCTACGTGGGGCGTGAGTTTGTGTTTGGCCTGGTGGACTGCTACAGCCTTTGTCGTGACTGGTATGAACGGGAGCTGGGCTTGCAGCTTCGCGACTATGACCGCCGAGATCAGTTCTGGCTTAAGGGGCAAAACCTTTACCTTGACAACTTCGGCAATGAAGGCTTCTACCCAATCCCGCTAGAGGAGTTGCAATACGGTGACGCCATCTTGATGCAGCTTCAATCACCGCTGCCCAACCACGCGGCCATCTACCTTGGTGACCAGTTGATTCTCCACCATTTACAAGGGCGCCTCAGTAGTAGAGATGTTTTTGGTGGCTATTATCTCAAATGTGTGGCTAAGGTCCTGCGGCATGAAAGTCGTTAAGGTCTACGGCGCACTGCGCAAAAAGCTGGGGCAGTGCCGGTTTGAATTTGAAGCAGATACGCCAGCACAAGCGTTGAAAGCACTTTGCGTCAATTTTCCTGGCCTTGAAAAGTGGTTAATTGATAGTGAAAAAGATGGTGTGATGTATCGCGTTTCTATTGGCAAAGACAAAATTAGCGAGCAAAATGCCGGCTTATTTCTTTGTCCATGGAGTGAGCGTGAAGTCTTTAGCATCACCCCGGTGATTGCTGGTGCAGGTGGTGTAGGCGGACAGATTGGAATTGGCGTTGGCCTTATTGCCCTCTCGTTCCTTCTGCCAGGTGCTGGTCTGTTTGGTGCCACCAGTCTTTTTGGCGCAACAGCCGCAACAGCAGGAACAGCAGGGGCCTTGACTACGTTGGGTGTTGCCCTAAGCGGCATGGGTGCAGCCTTGGTGCTTGGCGGCGTTGCTCAAGCCATTTCACCCGCGCCTGTCCAATCCACTGCCACCACAGAGCGCGGGCGTGATGCTGCCAAGTTTGAGTCGTTCACCTTCTCAGGCATCGTCAACACTGGCAAACAAGGCCTCCCGGTTCCCATCTGTTTTGGCCGTTGCTTTGTTGGTTCGGCCGTCATCTCTAGCGGTCTCGACGTTGATCAACTGACATGACAAGGATCCTTGGTGCTGGCGGTGGCGGCGGCGGCGGTGGCGGCGGCAAAGGGGGCGGTGGCGGAGGCGGTGGCTCAAGCCGCACACCTACAGAGGCTGATGATTCGCTGCAGTCAGTCCAATATGCAAATGTTTTGGACCTCCTTTGCGAAGGCGAAATTGAAGGGATTGAAGACGGTGAACAGGGAATTTATCTAGAAGGCACGCCTGTACGGGATGCGTCCAACAACCCTAACTTTGAGGGCTATACAGTCGTCACGCGCACCGGCACTCAAGCGCAAAGTTACATCAGTAATGTTGTTGGCACTGAAAGCGAAAACGCGGTTAACGTTGAAGTCCTAAATTCAACTCCAGTAGTTCGTACAATTACTGACTCTGATGTTGATCGGGTTAGGGTAACCCTGCAGGTGCCTTCACTCCAGATTATTAAAGATGATGGTGATATTGTTGGCCACAGCGTTCAGGTTCGCATTCAGGTTCAATACAACTCTGGTGGTTACACCACTGTTGTTGATGACACGATTAGTGGCAAGACCAGTAACCGCTATCAGCGTGATTACATGATTCCGCTAACGGGTGCTTTCCCCGTGGATGTGAAAGTAATTCGTGTTAGCGCAGATGAGAGCAGCACCAAGCGGCAGAACCAGACTTACTGGTTCAGTTACACGTCGATCATTGACGAAAAGCTGAGACACCCAAACAGCGCATTGGCTTTTCTTCGCTTTGACTCGCGCCAGTTTGATTCAATTCCCAGCCGTAAATATTTGGTGCGTGGCCTTAAGGTCCAGCTGCCGAGTAACGCCACCGTTGATACCACTAACTATATCGGACGTGTTACTTACTCAGGCGTCTGGGATGGCACCTTTGGCGCTGCTCAGTGGTGTAATGATCCTGCCTGGTGTTTGTGGGATCTTCTGACCAATTCACGCTATGGCGCTTCCATACCCGCCAGCAGCTTGGACCGCTATGACTTTTATTCCATTAGCCAGTATTGCAACACGCTTGTTAGTGATGGCAAAGGTGGTTTTGAACCACGCTTCTCTTGCAACCTGCTGATCAACAGCCGCGATGAGGTTTACAACGTCATCCAAGAGATGACCAGCCTATTCCGCGGCATTGCGTACTACGGCGCCGGTTCCTTGGTGCTTCAACAAGATAAGCCCGCGGATTCGCAATACCTCTTAGGCCCAAGCAATGTGGTTGATGGCTTGTTTGTCTATAGCGGAACCTCACAGAAAGCTCGCCACACTACCGCTACCGTCGCTTGGCAGTCCTATGACACCTTGGGTGAAGTTGAATACGAATACGTAGAAGACATAGATGCTGTAGCTAAATACGGGATCATCAACAAAGACATAAAAGCTCTCGGCTGTTACAGCCAAGGTCAGGCGCACCGCGCTGGCAAGTGGGCGTTACTAAGCGAACAGAACCTCACCGAAACCGTCACTTTCTCGGTATCAATAGACAGCGGAATTATCCTGCGCCCCGGCATGGTAATTGACGTTGCTGACCCGATGAAGGCAGGCACGCGCCGCAGCGGTCGTGTCAGTTCTGCGACTACTACCGCGATCACGGTTGACTCCTCCGCTGATTTGAGTATTAACCTTTCAAGCAATCCAACAATTTCAGTAATACTGCCAAATGGCACTGTTGAAACTCGGCCGATTTTGTCTGTTTCTAATCGTACTATTACTGTCGCAACTGCTTTTGGCGCTGCGCCTAGCTTTAATAGTGTTTGGCTCATCCAAACAACTTTTGTTCAGTCGCAACAGTTCCGTGTCTTAAATGTTGTCGAGACTGGCGAGGGTGTTTATGGCATCACCGCTCTTCAATACAACTCTTCTATTTATGCGGCTATTGAAAGTGATGTTTCTTTGACCACGCGAGACATCAGTAACCTCTCAGAACCGCCTGATCCCGTAATCGGAATTGTTGGAACTGAATATCTTTACCAAGAGGGGCAAGGTATTTTCTCTGGCTTTACCTTGAGCTGGGTTAGCCCTAAACAGCGAGTCACAGAGTTTCGCGTCAAATATCGCATCGACAATGACAACTGGATGCAATCCACCACGACCTCTCCATCGCTAAGAATTACTAATACACGCCCTGGCACTCTGTATGTGCAAATACAGGCATACAACTACCTTAATCGTGGCGGAGCCATCAACACAAGCCAGTTTCAACTAGTCGGCAAAACTGGAGTTCCTGGCAACGTTCAGAATTTGACGTTTGAGGCTATCAACAATAATTCCGGACGATTACGCTGGAGTGAGACTGTCGATCTTGACGTTAAGGTTGGTGGAAAAATCCACATCCGGCATAGCAGTCTTACGGACGGCACAGCCACTTGGAGCAACAGTATTGATTTGATCCCGGCTAAGTCAGGTTCTGCAACAGAGGCCATTATTCCTCTCGTTAAAGGAGAGGTGCTGGCAAAGTTTGAGGATGATGGCGGTAGGCAGTCTACATCTGAGGCGAGCGTGATCATTGACTTGCCAGATGCCATTGCGCCCCTGATTGTGCAGTCACGGCGGGAAGACCAAGATTCACCACCGTTTCAAGGCGCAAAATCCTCAGTTGTTTACAGCGCCACATACGATGCCCTGACGCTAGATGGAGCCCTTAGCGGGACTTACACCTTTGCCAGCACTTTGGATCTTGGTGACACTTATGCGCTTGACCTAAGCCGTTATTTTGTTACCCGTGGATATTATCCTAATGACTTACTTGATTCTCGCACTGAGCTTGTTGATGACTGGCCCGATTGGGATGGTGCACTTGCCGATCAGGTTAATGCGAAGTTGATGCTTCGCTACACATTAGATAATCCAGCTTCTAGTCCGACTTGGGGGAGTTGGCAAGAGTTTGCTAATGGCAGTTTCCGAGCCAGGGCTTTTCAATTTCGCGCCAATGTTGAAAGCTCTGCAGCCGATCAGAACATTCTTATCGACCAACTTGGATACGACGCCAGTTTCCAGCGCCGTCTTGAACAAAGTGAAGGAGCCGTGGCCAGCGGTGCCGGCGCCAAAACCATAACCTTTGCCAGCAAATTTTTTACAGGTACAACCTTGCTCGGCGGGACCAATGCTTTTCTGCCCAGCATTGGCATCACTGCTCAAAACATGGGCAGCGGAGACTATTTTGAGGTCACTGGTGTTAGCAGTACTGGATTTACGGTCACTTTTAAAAATTCAGCTGGTACAGCTGTTGACCGCAATTTCAACTGGAGTGCTGTGGGATATGGCCGTGGCGGTTAAAGTGATAGAAACGCTCTTGTAGCAAAACTGTCATGCCCACTCATGACTATGTAATTAGTAATGCCACAGGTGCAGCTACACGTTCTGATCTGAACGACGCGCTGGCGGCCATTGTCAGTCTCAACAGCAATGCCAGCGCACCTGCTACCACCTACGCCTACATGCTCTGGGCGGACACCACTGCAGGTCAGTTAAAGCAGCGCAGTGCCTCGAACAGCTCGTGGATAGTCATTGGCACGCTTGGCAGCGTCGGCTGGGGACTGCTGAGCACCAGCACCGCCACCAGCACCTACATGCCCCTCGCTGGTGGCACGTTCACAGGCAACGTCAACAACACCGCCACCGGCTACCTCCAGCTCCCGAACGGAACCACCGCGCAGCGTCCGGGCTCACCGACCGCCGGCATGGTGCGGTGGAACAGCACCCTCAATCGCTTTGAGGGCTATGGCACGGCATGGGGCGCAATTTCCGGCGGCGCAGGTGGTGGCGGAACCGACAATGTGTTCTACGAGAACGGGCAAAACGTCACCACCGACTACACTTTAAGCACCAACAAAAACGCCATGAGCGCTGGTCCGAT